TTCTGAAATCCGTGGTGTGTTTACTAGCATTAAATTACAAACTGGCGCTTGCATTGCGTATAAGATATGAGCCTTTCCAGCCCGCTACGGAAAGTTGCTAGCAAGCTGATGGCTAAGTTTGGCGGTGTAACAACACTGCGCCGTATTACGATGGGCGCTTACGATCCAGCTACCGGCACCGCAGCCGAAACTGCTGCTGATACGGCTATACGTGGTGTACTCGAGGACGTTAATTTGCGTGAGGTGAATGACCTAATCCAAGCTGGTGATAAGCGGTTAACGATTGCCGCAGCAGATGTTGCAAATGCACCAACACCAGCGGATAAAGTGCTGATTGCATCAGTAGTGCATCAAATAATTAGCGTTGCGACAACTGAGCAAGACAATACAGCGATAACCTATGAGTTGATTCTGAGGGCATAATGGCACGAATTATCCGCATTGAAGATATTGGCGATTACGCCAATAACCAAGTAGAGAAGCTATTACGTGCAGCAGTATTAGAAACTGATAGTTTACTGAAACAAGCAAGCCCAGTCGATACTGGTAGATTTCGCGCTAGCTGGCAGGTGGGCGAAAATGCTGCTGGTACATACGATGCCGGCCCACAACAATCACCAAGCAATCCTGGTCGCGACAAAACAAGTGCACCAGCAGGTCCAATGTTCCCATTACGCAAGATGAACTACCAGCAAGAACGTATTGGCAACGTCTATAGCGTGCACAACAATTTGCCATACGCGGAATCTCTTGCTAATGGCAGCAGCAAGCAAACCGACAAAGGCTGGATTCAAGGCATAGCTAAAGATGTTCAAAGCAGAGTACGAAGAGCTGCTGACGATATAGGCCGCGACTCATGAGCAGCACCTACAACAACGTCCGCGCTGCAATTGAAGGCCGTATTGCTACTGAAATGGCAATTGCACCTGTGTATCCGGTCAGCTATCAAAACGTACCATTTACGCCACCAGGTAATGCACCATGGCTGCAAGCATCAATACGGTTTGGCGACAATGCTTATGCAACGCTGCTGCCTACAGGCGGTGTAGGGTTCAACCGCCAAAACGGTGTGCTGGTAGTAAATGTATTCACGCCTGTTGGTGTTGGCGCAGCAGCAAACTACACCATTGCTGAACGCATCAAGGATTTATTTGATCGCGCTAAATTCTCAAGCATTATATTTGATGCCGCATCAGGGCCAGCAGTTGTAACGCCTGCATCACCTGAACCATATTTTCAAACACAGCTAACCGCAACTTTTGAAGCTTACTTGGATTGACGCTATACTTAAACAAGCCAATCATCTGCTAAATCAATGGCCGTTACCGTCCTTTCCGGCACTTCCGGTGCTCTTTACTACAAGCCCGCTGGCACCATTGGTGATTTTGGCGAAACCAACGTCAGCGTCGCTAACGACGAAATTACGACTCAAGCTTACCTAAATTTTAAAGTAGGCGATCCAGTTAAATTCCGCATTGTAAACAGTCAAACCGGCGCGGCTGGTTCCGGCACATTGCCTGCACCAATCAGTGGTGCCACTACTTACTTCGTATTGAGTTACGTTGCTGCTACGGGTGTATTGACCGTATCAACAACTGCGGGCGGCACCATTCTTGCTATCACTGATGATGGCACTATTGCTGCACCTAACGAATTTGAGGTTTATTACGCCGATTATGCCGCTGTAGGTCAGGTACAGAATTGGAGTTTTGAGATCAGCCGCGCTGAAATTGACGTTACCACCATTGGCCAAGCAGTTGGGCAGTATGCACCATTTAAGGCTTACATCCCAGGTTTTGCTGACGGCAACGGCAGTGCATCTGTATTTGTAACCAGCGAAGATAGCGCACTATCGAACAGGATGGTAGAAGACGTGCTACAGCGCCAGCAAGTAGGCGCAGCGTTCAAGTTATACACTGATAAAGGTGCAACCGAAGCACTTAGCCGCAGCATTGCTATGGATGCTGTATTGCTTAGCGCAACGCTTAACATCAACCCAGATGATGCCCAGATGGTAGAAATCACTTTCCGTCCTACTGGCGCCCCATCGTTTGACTTTAGTACCACTGTTTGATAACTAATGGCATCCACTGTAATCAGGGCAATAGATCGTTTAAAGAAAGCTGCAAATTTAGTGCCCGTCAAAAAAACGGTTGTACTAACTGATGGCGCTGAATTTGTGTTCTACCGTTCACCATTAACAATGGCTGAACGAGAACGGGCACAAAAGGATGCTGCATCCGATGATGTAAATGCTTTTGCGTTGCAATTGCTAGTACAAAAAGCAACAGATGAAAACGGCCAGCGTATATTTGCTGCTGGTGAAATTGCGGAGCTAAAAAACGAGGTGCGTGATGCTGACCTGCAATCACTGATGCTTGCTGTTATCAGCGAGGATATTAAGGAAGAGGTTGATACAAAAAAATAAAGGCGGAGCTTAAAAAGGATAACCTGCTTAGGCTCCAGCTTGGTGTAGCTAAAGAATTAGGCTATACATTAGCTAAGTTAAATTCAGAGCTGACTATGGAAGAATTGCTTCTGTGGTCAGCTTATTTTGAATTGTGCAATGATGAGCAAGAAGCTGCGATGCGACGGCGACGCTAGACTGGACCTAGTAGTAGGGGCTAGCTGTGTCGGTTGTTGCTAATGTTGCCATTAATGTTGACAGCAGGGGCGCAACGCAACAGTTACGGCAGTTTCAGACGCAAACTGAAAAAACGTCACAAGCAGTTAATAATTTAAAACTTGACGCCTTACAAAGATCTATAAACGCGCTACCAGGCGGTCTTGGCTTAGCCGCTAATGGCATTGCAGATTTCTCCCGCCAACTCAACAATGCAGGCATCACCGCCAAAGCAACAACCGCACAAATTATTGCTTTGCAAGCTGCCATTAGCAGCAAAAAGCTTCAATTAGCTGGTGCAGGCGGTATCGGCGGTGAAAAGATTAAAGCAGAAATTGCTGGGCTTGAGTCACAGCTTGGCGGATTATCAAACGCAGCAAAAGGAGTATCTCCAGCGTTATTAGTAGCTGGAGCAGGTGCCATTGCGTTAGGCGTCGGGCTTGCGGTCGGCGCAGGTGCAGCGCTAAAATTTTCAAACGAAATAGATAGAAACCGTCAACAATTAACATTATTTACAAAAAATGTAGAGGCAACTAATGAAATTATTGCACAATTAAAGGTTACAGCAGATGCTACAAGTCTGGGTTTGCCAGGCTTACTAGAAGCTACTAAAACACTTGCAGCCTATGGCGTATCGGCAAAGAATGCTGGCACAGCTACAAAAATGCTTGGAGATTTGGCGCTTGGTGATAGCGAAAAACTACAAAGATTTGCGGTTAACTTAGGCCAAATCAGTAGCATCGGCAAAGCATACACGGTTGATTTAAAGCAGTTTGCAATGGCGGGCATTCCTATATTTGAAGCGTTATCGAAAGTAATGGGTAAGAGTACATCTGAGGTGTTAAAATTAGCAGAACAAGGCCAAGTTACTTATCCAATTGTTGTAAAAGCAATTGCAGAATTAACAAAAGAAGGAGCATCATTTTTTAATGGCGCAGAGAAAGGGGGCACTGATTTAGATAGGTCATTAAATCAATTAACAGGAGCATTTGAAAATTTACAAACAATTATAGGAACCGCAGTTGGGCCAGCAGCGGTTACGGCAGTATTAACTCTTAAAGATGCACTTGATGGTGTTCTATTAATAATAAAAAGTTTGTCTAACGAGTTTAAATATTTTAGCGGGTTAATTAGCGAAAATAATTTTGGGAATGCCATAGTTAATGAATTTAAATTTGTTAAAAAATATTTAGAACAGAATCCAATTTTAACGCAGGCATTAGACCCACTTAATAAAGTATTAAACCCAGCCGGAGCAGTAATTGATACATTTGCGCAAGTCGGTAAATTTCAGAAGAAAGACGCAGGCGGCACAACTAGCAATAGCGAGGAAGCAGCACGGCAAAAATATTTAGCTGATATTGCTAAGCAAAATACAGCAGATGTGCTTGCTGATAAATTAAAAAAAGAAACAGAAATAAATGGAAAAATTGCAAAAATAAATAAAGATACAGAATTGCAATTAAATAATTCGCGTTTAGATTATGAGCGACAAATTGCTGATTTTAGAGAATCAACATTACGCCGTATCGCTGATATGGAGCGCACGCTTCAAGACCAGCGCATTAAAGCAAATTTTGATTTGCAGCAATCGCAGTTAAAGCTTGCAGGGAAAGCGCAATACGGTAAAGATACTTCTGCAATGATCGCAGCAGCAGCAACCGGTCAAGATACTACGATGTTATCTGCTGCCCGTGATAGCGCAAAATCTTTAAATGATGCTGCTGTAACTAGAAGACAAATTGAGTTTGATTCAACAATGAAAAAGATTCAATTAGAACGTACATTAACAGACTTCAAGAAAGGTATTGAGCGTGAGATTGGCGAGATGCAAAAGAGTTATGCACGGCAAACAAGCGATATTTTGACAACAGCAGGCACTAACATACAATCTGCAATGATCAAAGGGGCAAAAGAAGTAGAAGCAATATTGATGCGTCTTGGGACAGGCATGTCACCACCTCTTGCCCCAGAATTGCCCGTCGCAAATTCGCAATTTGTTCGCAGAGCCAATGATCAACCAAACCAACAAGCCAACAGTGCTGCTGCTGGTGTAGGGATGATTATCTCCCCAAGCATGACACAACCTAGGGCTGTGACGCAAGGACCGCCAGGAATGCGGGCAATGGTGCCAGGAGCGCAGTCAATGCAAGTTGATGCTGTGAATAATATTAGGCAATTCTCACCTGCAACAGCAAAGCTTGATCAAGACACAAATGTACTTAAAAATCAAGAGACACAAGCAAAAATTAATCAAATACTAGATCAACAAGTTACTAAAACGAATGAATTAAAAGATGCAACATTTCAAGTTACAGAACAATCAATGGCGGGATTAAAAACATCAATTGAAAAAAGTCAAGCAGACCAAAGAACATTGGATCTAATTGTCAGCGGCACTAACCCAGCTTTAGCGGCACAATTCGTGCAAAACGAACAGCTTAATGCTCAAAATACATTAAAGCTTGAAGCTCAACAAGCGTCAGTCCAAAAAACATTAGAAGAAAAGGGTTTGACCGCTGAAACCGTCTTTGAACGTCAAAATCTTGTATTACAGCTTGATGAACAAATATCAAAGCAACCCCAAATATTAGAAGGCTTAAACCAGCAAGCTGTTAAACAAAAAGAAATCAATGATGCTAGTGCTGAATTTACGTCCAAACAAGAATCAATTAAAAATTTAGTACAAAACATTGGCGCTAGCATTGAAGGCGGAATTGTTGGTGCTATTGATGGTGCAATAACAGGTGCCAAAAGCCTGCAAGAAAGCTTGACTGATATACTAAAAGATATTGGCAAGATGTTGATATCATTTGGTGTTAAGTCATTGCTTGGCGGCATTGATATTGGTGGCACAAAGATCTTTGGCGGCGGTAAGGCTGCTGGCGGTCCAGTAAGCAGCAACAGCACCTACATGGTCGGCGAGAAAGGCCCTGAGCTATTCGTGCCATCTAGCGCTGGTAAGATTATCCCAGCCGATACCACAGCAGCAATGGCGCGTTATCAACGCCAAGGTGGTAGCAGCGGCGGTAATAGCAGCAGCGATGCAATGGGCGCTGGCGAGGCAACTCCTGTATTATCAATGAGCTTTGAAACTACTAGGTTCCTGGGGCAGGATTATGTCAGCACTGAACAGTTGCAGGCAGCCATGATGCTGACAGAGAAGAGGGCCGCAGCGGCTGGAGCAAAGGCTGGTGCTGCGCAAGTTACCAGTAAACTGCAACAATCACCTAGCTATCGCAGGCAGGTAGGTTTAAGATGAGCGTATTTGTTATTGGTAATTACGTTACTTTCTCTGATACTGCAGGTATTAAAAAAAGGTATCAGAACTTCTTTTCGCAAGGGGAAGCAACACTTGAAGGTGAGAAATATCAGCTATTACCATTTATTTACCAAGGCGCTACTAAAACTAAAAATGGCGATAACATATCAAGCCAGCTCATTTTACCAACTAACCAGCTAACGCTGGCCTGGACCCGTGACGCGGTAAACAATAATTGGGTTGTTGAGGTGCGCACGTACCAGTTAACCGATAGCTATACGCCAATTACGCCGCCGCTAGGACAAGAGATTTGGCTTTGCACCGGTATGAGCTATTCCACCCAATCAACCCAACTTGAACTCAGCAGCCCGCTCGATGCAATTCAAGCCACCGTACCTAATCTCCGCTTTACCGCCAAACAAGTTGGTGCGTTGCCATCAACCGGTGCTATCAGGTCCGGCTGATCTCATTGGCTTGCCTTACCGCTTAGGCGCTGAGCCCGCACGGCATGGCGCTACAGATTGTATTAATTTATGCCGGTGGGTATTGGGATGGCATGGCATTGAAGCGCCAGTACCAGCCCGCAGTTGGTATCGGCGTTTACATGCAGGCGACACCTCCATATTCAAGGAACAACTAGAATTATGGGGAACACCAGCCGAAACTGGTATTATTGCGTTAGTGCAAGCTGTTGATAGCTTCGGACTAGCTGTTTTCTACGACACCGGATGGCTTCATTGCAGCGCACAAACCAACCGGGTGGTATGG